TGGTGTAGCAGCAGTGGGTATCAATATTCCACGAATCTTTAATCTTGTCCTAATCGAACCGGGCAAGAGTTTCGTAAGGGTGATACAAAGTATCGGTCGTGGTATCCGTAAAGCAGAAGATAAGAATTTTGTACAGATTTGGGATATCACAAGTAACTGTAAGTTTGCAAAACGGCATCTTACACAAAGAAAAGCATTTTATAAAGAGGCAGCCTATCCATTTGATGTTGAAAAACTTACATACAAATGATATAATAACACTATGAGAATTTTGACCTTAGATAACGAATACTATAACTTAGAGACATTGCCAGAGGAGATTGATGATTTGCGTTTTGCGATACTGGATAACAGTAACCCAAGCAATGTAGATTATCATTATATCCCATTGATCTTTTTAGAGAGTTTTAATGCACCTGCACTTGTATTGAAAATCGGTAAGCATACGATTAAGATGCCAGTAGATTGGCAGATATTGATTGGTGAAAAAGAACATGGTGACTTAGAAACATTACCCTTAACAAGTATCAATGACAGGGGATTCAATGCGTTTGAGTTTAATCCATTAAGTAGTTTCAGTCCTACATTTCTACCTATTGAGATACTAGACATATATCACGATGTAACATGGTATGCCCCTAGATTAAAGAACGGACAATTCTTATGTGTACCTATTGAAGATGGTCCTAAACCCGCATGTATATATTTTGTAAAAGAGATTAGTCGTAATTGTGAGATAATAGATTATTCCCAAGCGTTTTGATTATGGCAACAAGAAAAGCAGCAGTACCAGTTGATGAGAAATTTGACAAACAAGACTTAGACTTGTTTGAGGTCCTTGCGGCATTGGATAAGAAAGACTATGGCTTCTATGATAGGTTATCAATAGAACAACAAAAGAAGTTTGTCCCGTTCACAATGATACAGTGGATGAGTGCAATCAAAGCATCAGGTGATCTGCAAGGGTATTATTTGATGAGTGTAGAATATCACGCAAACAAATATCTATTCAATGAGAATGTGCAGAAACATCCTAAACTACAATGGTTGATGTTATGTGCTAGTAGCCCTAATTTAGGTAAACAGTTTCATCAATGGATACCTAACATAAGCCCTAAGGTAAGCAAACTACAAGCGCCTGCAAAGATAAAAGATATAAGAGAATACTATAAGAAGATATATCCCAAAGCACATGAAGATGATATAACGGCTGTAAGTCAAGCGTTTGTCGATAGTCAAAAGCGTAAACTTAGATTAGCAGAATTATTCCCCAACATGAAAATAACAGACATTGAGACACTAAATGAAACTATCACCGACGAACAACTTAAGCAATATGAAAGAGACCTCGGTAACTGAACCAGTAAAGTATGGTTGTGAATTCTGTAAGCGTGAGTTCTTAAAAGAAAGCACGGTAGCTAAACACATCTGTGAAAACAAGCGTAGATGGCTAGACAAAGATTTACGTGGTAATCAGTTTGGATTTCAGACTTGGGTGCAGTTTTATAAAAAGAATACATCTAGTCGCAAACATCGTACCTATGAAGAATTCATTCGTAGCGCATACTATACAGCATTCACAAAGTTTGGTAACTATTGTCTTAACATCAATGCTATCAACATAACACGATATGTTGAATGGCTGTTGAAGAATCAGATCAAGATTGACAATTGGTGTAGTGATAGTGTCTATACCAAATATCTTGTTGAGTATTTAAGACATGAGGATCCATTTGATGCGATACATCGTAGCGTAGAGACTTGTATCAAATTAGCTGAGGATGCAAACATTCAACCACATGACATGTTGCGTTATGGAAATGCAAACAAACTATGTTATGCTATCACAACGGGCAAGATAAGTCCATGGTTGTTGTATCAGAGTGACAGTGGTACCCATTTTCTAGATACATTAAATGAAGGTCATGTTAAAATGATCATTGATTATATAAATCCAGAACAATGGGCTATCAAATTCAAGCGAGATATGGATGTTACAAAAAGAGTCAAAGATACAATCAAAGAGGCGGGCTACTAGGGTTCGCATTCCTTGGGTAAAAGGTGATACTTCATATAAGTGGAATGATGTATGTGGCTATGCGATAGAACACTTTGGCTTGCCCGGTGAAAGATATTACACGCATGCCACAGAAGATTATATGGATTTTTATTTCTATGACGAGCGTGATGCTATACATTTTAATTTAAGTTGCTTATGACACACAAGATTCGGTACGAACGTCCCAGGTCTGGGATAACATGGAACATAACAACAGAGGAACCCGTATTGATAATTGATTACGGTAACCGCAAAGTTCGCCTGACTCATAGCACCCCATCGGCTGAGATTCTCAGCCGTGAGATGCAAGATCAAATTAAATGGTGCGAAGATACTTTCCGTTCTGGTACACATAGCTATTCCAACGATAGGTGGTTTTTTAAACGACCACAGGATCTAACTATGTTCTTGTTGAGGTGGCTATGATTAAGAAACGCGCCATGAATGAAGCTAGATGGGTATCTGAATTAACGGATCAATTTATACTCGACCTCACCATGAAAAGACTTGAAACTGGCTATGCTGAAAATCAACCTCGATGGCCCCATTGGGTCCAGCCATGCAACTATTCTCGCAAGGAGTGGGATGATATGGGATATTGGATGATAAAAACATTCGGCAACGGTGATTGGATGATGGATGGACTCTGGGTGGGCAGTGATCGTAAGTATTGGTTCCGCAATGAAGCAGACAGAACCTTTTTTCTATTGAGGTGGTCATGATTATATTAGGTGCTGAAATGGGGATAGACGATCATGCGGAGAAGGCCAAGTGGAGAATGGTTAAAGATGTTATCGTAAATCAGTTACCAGATGATATGCAGGAAAGTTGGCGTATTCATGGATTCGAAGGATTATTTTCAACAGCGCCTGAATATTTTGGTATGAATAGAATGTATCGCAGTAAAAATTCTTGGGTGACCTTTGAATTCACTGAGCAAGAATGGACTATGTTTGTATTGAAATGGTTATGAATAGTAAGCAGCGTAGAAAAACAACACGGTATATTAAAAACAATTACCCATACATTGTGAGTATTGAAGCACCTCCATATATGAACTTTAATGATTGGGATGACAAAGTAGACGATATGACACAATGGTGTGAAAAACATTATAGTACGGGGTGGATGCGTAAGTGGTTCTGGGGAGAGGTTGATTTTCATTTTAGTGACGGCAAAATTGCTACACATTTTACATTGAGGTGGACATGAGTAAATTTACACATAAAACAGAACGCTATTTCGGTAGCAAAACAAATATACATACAGTATCTTGGAAGGGTCAAGAAGATGTTGACACCAAAGAAATCAAGAAATGGTGTAAGAAGAATTACGGCAAGCCAGGATATGATGAAGAAACTGGAACTAATCGTTGGGTAGATAACATTAAACAATGTGAGATAATGCTTACCCGTGATGAAGATTTAACTATGTTTTTACTACGCTGAGAATGAAAACCGTAACCGTCACAAATGTGCCAGTGCTTCAAATAATAGAGATAGTGCATCAAATGAGGGCGCATGGATGGGTAGACAAAGTAGATTTTGATTGGGCATTTTATAAAGCAGAAAACTTTTCTGAACCAGCTTACTGTTATACTATATTCAATTTCTACAGAGATGAATACAGTACCTACTTTTCACTGAGATGGTTATGAGTAATATATCAAAAGATTTTCAAGATTACGATGACGATGATCCACAAGTTCATTTCAGAAAGAATCGTTGGAAGTACTGGAACCTGCTCAAGTTAGTAAGAACAGAATTCATGGTAGATAGAAAAGAATTTGATGCTTATCTTTTTGAGGATTATATCCAAGATAAGTATGGCATAAAGATGAACATGCTTGATGGAAACATTACTGATGGTTACGAGATTGTAGATGAACACAAGTATTTGATATTCTTGTTGAGGTTTCAATGAGAGATGCAGATTGGAAAAACATCAAGCCGGGATGGCATGAACTAGTTATCAAACTTGATGAACATGATCCAATCCCACAAAGGATAGAGTTAGTAGATTGGATACTGACAAACATACAAAAACCAGATAGGCATTGTGTGTACACTTGGGTATATGATGAGGTTTGGTTATTCAAAGTCAAATTTAGATACGAGCGTGATTATATTTTAGCAAGATTGAGATGGTAATATGGCAATAACAACATACCCAGAACGATTCAGACAAGCATATCCCACTGCCGCAGACTCACTTTGCAGGGATGACAAATACAAAGATAGACACAAAACATTCTATCGTAGAGATTGTAGATATCATAAAGAAGATCCATCTGTCATTGTAAAATGGATGAGAAGGAATTTCGGTGAAAGACACCAAGGTTGGGACTTCTCCTTAGTTGGAGGATGTGTTACAATAGAGTTGTGGGATGATAAGTTTATAACAATGTATGAAATGTGGCAGACATAATGGAAAAGCGTGAAAAACATCAGAAGCGAAACACTTGGCGAATACTCAAGGAACTAGAACCTATACAATCACTATCATGTAGATTAGGTTGGCATAAATGGACTAACTGGGAGATATGGGATGAAATATGGGCAAACGGAAGTGTTAGTCATGCAACTTGCTACTGTTCAAAATGCGGTATGCCAAGAGTTGAAGCACCCTACAGCAAAAGTAAAAAAGGATAATTATGGCAGATATTATGATAGACATTGAATCACTTGATACAACACCAGACTGTGTGATTCTTACAATTGGTGCAGTATTGTTTGATCCACGCGGTCAAGGAATCATTGACAAGATTGAGATTAGACCTACGATTGAGGATCAAACAGAGATTTATAATCGTAGTATCAATGAAGCAACATTAGAATGGTGGAGTAAACAAAATCCAGAGGCTATCGAAGAAGCTATGGGTGACAGAGACCGTGTATCGTTCAAAGAGGCAATGGATCAATTGTATAAGTTTTGTTGGAATCATGGTAAACCGTGGAGTCACGGAGCTCCATTTGACGTTGTTGCGATGGAACATGCTTGGAGACAATTTGGTCAACTTGCTCCATGGCCCTATTATAATGTCAGAGACACACGGACATTATTTGATATCACTGGTGTTAGTCTCAAAGACGGCAATCATGTTACGACACACAAAGCCGTAGAAGATGCTGAACGACAAGCTATTGTTGTGCAACAAGCATATGTGAAATTAATGAAAGCAGGATTGGCTCAACCAAGATGAGGATAGATAGTGATATTGACATTGATTTTGGTTCAAGAGATAAACTACTTGAACTGATTAAGCACACAAGTGCGGCGATGCGTAATGTCAATCCTATTCGTAAACATGCAACAGGTGTATATGTTACACCTATTCCCTATGACCCAGTGCTTGATATCGCTAGTATTGACTATACAGTAGCAGAGAAGCGTGGTTATTTCAAACTTGACTTATTGAATGTTCATGTATATGAGAATGTACGAGATGAACAACATCTAACTGAATTGATGGTTGAACCTGATTGGAGTAAACTAAAGGATAAATCTTTTGTTGAGAAACTGATTCACTTGAACAATCAGTATTACAACATAGAAAAGATGCCAGAACCCATAGATAGCATCCCAAGATTAGCAATGTTTCTAGCCGTAATTCGTCCCGGTAAAAAGCATTTGATTGGACTACCTTGGCGTGAAGTAGCAAAAACTGTCTGGGATAAGGGAACTGATGGATACAGCTTTAAACAAGCGCATGGTATAGCTTACTCGCAGCTAGTTGTGGTTCATATGAACCTATTAGGGCATTCGTTTGACGAGGGTGATACTACGGCGCTTACTACGGCGCTTACTTAGTTCATTCATGCTGCATATTGGACCATGAACAATAACTAGACTTTTGTTATTGAAGGTCCTAAGATAGGGCTTAAACATGGTCCATTCATTTTTTAAGAACAAATTAATGGGGATAAGTCTATTACTTTCCCACCACCATACTTCTCCAAGTTCTAAAAACTTCTCTTTTATATCATTGTCTACTATGGATCCATAGTCGTAGATGGTAGTCACCATGTCATCACGGTTTTGAACTATTCCAACATAATCTTGGTTGGCATACGAACACACAGTTATGAAAGGGTGATTTTGAGTTAAGCGATTGAAAAATTCGTTTTGGATCATTGTTATAGTGAACAGTTTATTTATCGGGTAACCAAAGTTATTTAAATTAATATATTATACTAAATATGTTATAGGAGCCTACATTTGTGTATTCAACATCAGTTTTTTATTACGTCCAGCGCAACATTGTTGTGCTATTGTCAGGCTATTCACCGAGGAGATATATGCCAGTTTATGCTAAACCATTAACCCTACACAAGGGAGTGGATAATCAAATACAGTTTCAGTTTCTGAATCAGGAGCAAAAACCCATAGATATTACTGGGAAAAGTATCACTTGCCGCATATTAAACTATCAAGGCAATGAAATATTGATACAGAAAGCATTGACATTGCAATTTGCTGCGACAGGTATCTGTGCGTTATTCTTAAATGCTGCGGACCTTGAGAATATCGAGGCTCAGAAATGCTACTACACGTTAGAAATTCCAGTCAATGAGTTTGACTTTCCTGTATTTGTAGACCAAAATGCAGGTGCTCGTGGTGTGATGAACATCGTCAATAGTGTATTACCTAACTTTGTACCATCATACAATATCACAATACCGACTGGTCAAGCATTCCCCAATAGCCCAAATGCTAATGGAAGTAGTTTGACATATACCACAAGTGTATTAAGTACTAATAACAATCCAATACTAACTATCCAAACTGAATACATTGAATTCTATGGAAACACGACCATTCAAGGTAGTAGTATCGTAGACAACGATTGGTATGATATCACAACTACAGAAGAAGTATCTAATGTTACTCAGACCGTTGGATATGTGATACAAGGATTTCATCCTTATATCCGCATGCAATTCACTAGCAATGCGGGCGCAGTAGCTAATATCTTGACCAGATAATTTGCTTTTCCTGTGTCTATTGTGTTACAATCAATAGATGTTTGATATCCTGTCTATATTACCTGGTAAAAAGAAACAAACAAGTTCAGGTTGGACTAGCTTTAACGCTATCTGCTGTACCCACTTTGGTCACAGACAGGATAAAAGAATGCGCGGTGGCATCAAGTTTGATGGCAATAACTGGAGTATGCATTGTTTCAATTGTGGGTTCAAGTGTAACTTTGTATTGGGTCGGTCGATCAGTACAAAAACTCGCAGTCTGTTAATATGGTCTGGCATCGATGAGCATCAAGTTAAACGATGGAGTTTAGAAAGTTTACAACAAAAAGACTTGATAGACTTTACACAGCCAAAGAAACAAAAGATAAAAATCAAGTTCAATGACCACAATCTACCCGAAGGTGAGATTGTTGATGTGAATAACTCATTGCACAAAGTATATGTAGAATATCTGCAAAGTAGGAAGATAGATAGTAATGACTATCCTTTCTTAATCACTCCACATGAGCCAGGTAGAATGGGTAACAGGGTTATCATACCCTACACATATAAGAATAAGATTGTAGGACATACAAGCAGATTCTTAGATAACAAAATCCCAAAGTACATTAATGAACAACAGCCAGGGTATGTATTCAATATTGATATGCAGAAACCTGAATGGAGTGTATGTATTGTAACAGAGGGTATATTTGATGCATTGAGTATTGATGGTGTAGCATTGATGCATAATGACATTAGTACTGACCAAGCACTATTGCTTAGTACATTGAACAAACAACTTATACTAGTTCCAGATAGAGATAGTACAGGACTATCATTGTGCGACAAAGCATTAGAATTAGGATATAGTGTAAGTCTACCCGATTGGGATGATGATGTAAAAGATGTAAATGACGCTGTAGTTAAGTATGGTAAACTACCTACCCTATTAAGTATACTACAATGTGCAACAAATAGTAAAATAAAAATTGAAATGAGAAGGAAAAAAATTGGCAAAGCAAGAAACTAAAAAACAATTAGAATATACAACTGATGTTCAGAAACTGTTTCTGAGGATGATGGTTACAAACGCGGAGTTGTATACCCGTGTAATGAACATTATGAATAGCGAAAACTTTGACCGTTCTATTAGACCTGTGGCTGAGTTGTTCAAGTCTCATACAGACAAGTATAGAGTATTACCAGATTCAACACAAATCAAAGCAACAACTGGAATAGACATTGAGCCTATCCCAGAATTGAATGATGGTCATTACGAGTGGTTCTTTGATGAGTTTGAATCGTTCACTAAACGACAAGAACTAGAACGGGCTATTCTTAAAGCAGCAGACTTGCTTGAGAAAGGTGAGTTTGAGCCAGTCGAGAAACTAATCAAAGATGCGGTACAGATTAGTTTACAGAAAGACATGGGTACAGATTACTTTGCTGACCCTAAAGGTCGTATCAACAAGTACTTCAACAGCGGTGGACAAGTATCAACTGGCTGGCCCCAGATGGATAAGATTCTCTATGGCGGTATGAGTCGAGGTGAATTGAATATCTTTGCAGGTGGCAGTGGTTCAGGTAAGTCATTGGTGATGATGAATATCGCATTAAGCTGGTTGCAAGCTGGTATGAGTGGCGTCTATGTCACATTAGAATTGAGCGAG